GTCCACTTCCATGTCAAAGCTCATGCCTTGTTTCTTGCAGCCTTCCTGCACAAAGTAGTACAGCAGCTCGGGCATCAGTGTGACGTCCTCGCTGTCGATGTTGGCCACCTTGTGTCCAGTCGCTTGCTCAAAGCTGCGCCAGGCGCGCATGTTAGCCTTGACTGGGAATGTCCGTCCGTCTAGGGTAATTGTCATGCGCTAGCTGTGAATGTTGGGTCAGTGACGCACTCGAAGGTAGCGGTGTAGGACGCGTTGTCCTCGGTGCCTGCGCTCAGCTCCAAGCTGGTGCAGTAGGCCTCGAAGTCGATGTCCATGTCGTCAGCAATCTCTGCGTCGTCAGACTGCGCGTGTGACGCGATTGTGACGTCCAGCTTAGTGCCCGCTTCCATGTCTGCAAACAGTTCCTCGTAGCCGTTGGTGGCGTCTGCTGCGTAAAACGCAGTGAAGGTCACTGTCAAAGTCTTGAGGCCTGGCAAGATTGCGCGATAGCCGCCGTTGTTTTTTGTTGTGGTGTCACGTGTCTCAGTGCTAAAAGACACGGACAAATCTGTGAGGTGGTCGACCAGTACTGGTGCCACTCCGTCGTCTGCGAACGACACCCGAAGCTGGGAGCCGTTCATAATTCCTGCTGTTGCTGCCATTATTTCTTGTTGTTGGGTTTGATGCGATCTGCAATAATCATATTAATCAGACTGTCCAGATATCCAAAAATCTGAGTGTCTTTTTCTGTGGGTGTGAGGTTAATCACAACCTTCACAAATGCCATCAGGGCGATAAGTAGCTCGCCCCAGTTCTGTAGTAAAAAGTCGTTCATCAGTATATATCGTAATATGCGTTGATGTTGTTTTCAATGCCTGTGCGGTTGGCTCTTTGGTCAGCGTTCCAAAAAATTAGCTCTTGCAACGTGCCAAACAAATGCCAATCATCATTATAACGCGCGCCAATAAAAATGCCTGTGCCGTCATTTGTGCCAGTTTCCGACGCCACTTCTTGCGTGCCGTCAATATAAAAATGGCTGTTTGCGCCGTCATACAAAACTGTTGCCAAGATTTGGTCGTTGGTATGGTTGTTTGTTTCCAAATTATCGTTTCCACCTGCATAAGCGGCCCAGCCGGCACTATATGTGAGAAACACTGCCACCCTTTCACCGTCGTCACCGTCATACACGTAACTGGGTGAGCCGTCAAGACCTGACTGCGCGACAAATGACGCAGTAATTGGCTGCACCAGGTCTATTGTGCTTGCGTGCAAGTATGTGCCCACGCCGTCAAATTTTATAGCTGGCTTTCCATTCTCTTGCACAACAGCACCATTTTCTATAATTATAGGCTGTTCAGCTAAGGTTGTTTGTACCGCATCCCGACCTAGGCCGCTCTGGTCATACCACGTCCGCACTTGAATGGTTTGGTATGAACCTGCAAACGTGGTCAACGCTGTTGTGTCCAAATTGCCATTGCTATCAAAGCCAATGTCCGTCTCATCATTGGTCTCCGAGATACGCACACGGATGGCTGGGCCTGTGTATGCCTCGCGCAACCTGCGCAAGCTGTAGGCACCAGCTGCTGGTCGGTACAAGTCTAACAGGCTCATCACTGGAGTAAGGCGCGCTGTGTAGTCCTGCACGCTAATAAACAAATTGCGCTCAGCACTTACCTCTGTAACCTCGTTGGTGTACTTAATAGACTGCACTGTCACAGTCTTGTACACCAATTTGCTTTTGCGACTTAGCGCCGCCCTAACCTTGTCCGCAAGGTCGTTGGCTGCTGCGTACGTGTCGGCCACGCTAAATACCTCCAGCTGCGCCTCGTCTACTGGCGCGCTGTCCTTGGTGTCCACAGGCGTGTTGCTGACAACGCTGTACACGACGTAGGGCGTCGCCGCGCCTTCCTCTGCCAGCTCTGGGTAGATGCGCGTGCCAACCAACGCAGACACTGCGCTGTCGTCCTTTAGCATGCTGTATATGGCCGCTCCTACCTTCATCTCATAAAGCGTTCAAATTCCTGTCGCAGCAGGCGGTTGCGCAGCTGCTGCATGCGGTTGCGTGTGGCCTTTTGTGTGCGCGCAAACAAGCCCTGGTTACGTGCTGGGCCAAAGCCGCTGCCGTTCTCGACAATGCTAGCAAACCAGCCGTTCTGCCTGTTGCGTTTTAGGCTGCCACCTTTGCGGCTTGTCTTTGGACCTGCCAGCGTGATCGCCTTGTTGCTGCGTCTAAATGTCTTAATGCTGCGCCGCAGTGTGCCTGGACGCGTCATGGTGCGCACATTCTTGCGCTCGCCGTCTTTGCTGCCTTGGTTACGCCCTGGGCCTGTGCCCTTGTTGTAGACGTAAATGTCGTCTTTGGCGTCTTTGATGTTTGCACGCAGCGCGACGTTGTAAACCTCTGCCACGCGCTCGTCAATGGCACGCAGCTTCTGTGCGTCTTTTTCGCTCCACTTGGCCAGGCGCTCAATCTTGCGCTCCAGCTCTTTCATGCCGTCTATCTTGATCGCTGCCATCACTCAGATACTACGCGTTCAGTGATAAAGTGCAGCTCGCTCTTGCGGCCAATCTCCTGCACAGCCAAGATGTTGTAGATGTCACCGCCGTAGCTGATGCGGTACTTGGGCGTCACAGCGCGCGTCTCTGTGCTGCTGCGCACGCGCCACGTCACGCGGTTTGTGCTTGTTTCCTGCTCCTGCAACACAGCGCTGCTGGCGCTCTTGTTGTCCAATGCGGCCCACACCGTGGCATACGTAGACCAGGACGGCACAGTCTGGCCGTACGCGTCTGCAGTGCGCGATGCGCTCTGGATGACGATGCGTCTATCTAGAAAGCCGATGTTCACTGCCTGTGATCAATAATGCGTTCAACACTAAGCAGCGACTCCACTGCGATTGGCACCTGCACAGGCGTTGTGCCTGTAACCACTGCGCGCCTGTTCTCATACCAGTGCGCCACCAGCATTTTGACAGCGTGCTGGACGTTGGCCGATTCCTCAACACCCACCGCAGCCGTGACGCGTACAGGGTGCGCGTTGTAGTCTTCCAGGTCTGGCGTGTCATGAAAGTAAATCATCATGCTGCCGTCCGTGGCTGCGCCGATGTAGTAATTATCAGTGCTCAGCGTCTGCTCTGCGCCTGACGTGTCGTCGTACTTGACGTGTGTGATGGCGGTCACTGGCCCGTAAGCCAGCGCTGCGTTGCGCCACCGTTCAACGTGAAACACTGCAGAACCGCCTGGCCTAAAGCTGCGGTTACAGTAGTCCTCAACCCATGCCACTGCCGCGTCCAATAACGCCGTAATTGTAGTGTCCTCGTCGCTTGAGTCGACGCGCAGAAACTCCTTAGCGTCCGCCAATGTGACGACGCTAATGCCTGATGTGTGTGCTGGACGTACTACGTGCATGGTAATATGAAAAAAAAGAAAGCCCAGCCCAATTGCCAGGCTTTCCGTGTTAGTCAATTATTAGGCTTGCGCTGCAAAATCTTTGGTGTATGCAATTGCACCGGCCTGGCGAATTTCTGCGTCGTAGAAACGGTTTACGTGCAAAGCAATTTGAGCCGTGCCCGCGTTGCTGAATGGGTCAACAAGAATGTCAATTGAGCCGAAGTAAGCCAAAATCATCCCAAGCCCAAAGTCACCAAACGCCATTGTGCCCAAACCGTTGCCGCCTGAATCGGCGTCAATAAGCTGCGGCGTGTAGTGCGTTTCATATCCGTCAAGACGGTTTTCGTTGATCAACGCCCGCACTGAATCCACGGCAGTCGCGCTTTTCAAGTGAACCATACCCGTTGGCCCGACCACGTACTTGCAGCGTGACAAATCGCCGCCAGCCTCCAACACGGCTTTTTGCATGTTGAACACGTCGGCAGCGGTCAACGCCAAGTCCGCTTTGTCTACAATTGTGCCAGCGTTCGCTGCAACCTGTGCGAAAACTTCTTTGTCGATTTTTTCGTTTACGCCCGCAATCAATTCGCGTGCGATTTCGGCGTCGACGGCAGGGCCTCCCTGCAAAATAAGTTGCTTCGAATGCAACGTCCTGTTGGCCACGCGTTGCGGCGTCAAGGTCACCTGGTCCATGTCCAACCCGCTGTTGCTGCTCGCGTTAACTTCGCCACCCATAACGGCTGCACCTGCCTTTGTCGACACGCGTGGGAACTGCAAATTGCCTGTGGCGTTGTTAATTGTGGTAACGCCGACGCGTTCGGCCATTGTAGGCGTGCGCAGGCTTTGAATAAGCCCAGGCACATTGGTGGGAACAAACCCAGAACCCGCGCCCGTGGTTGCGCTAAAATTGTCGGCATCTCCCAGTGCACGCGTCAAGGCTTGGCCTGGGATTCCAATTTGGCCAGACATTTGCAAACCGCGGCTTTGCATCTCTTTGGCGCTTTCTTGCGCCCACTCAGCCTCCGCGCCTTCCAACGCCTTGCCCAAGCTAGTGGCCTGTACGGCACGGCAAAGGCTAAAGCTGCGATTAACTTTGTTAATTTCTTTGGCTTCAGACACTGATGTGCCGCCCATCTGGGCCTGACGTGCGATCATGTCTTCGTGTGCCTGGCGGCGCTCGATTTTGCCGTCGAGGCGCTCAACCTCGCGCTTGCAGAGGTCAGCCTCTTCCTGTTCGTTGTTGGTCCAGTCGCGGTTTTCAGTTTCTGCGACGTTCACCAACTCTTCAAAGCGGTCCGCGTGCTTAGCGCGCACTGCCTTCATCTCGTTGAGATTCATGAGTTCTTGAATTTGTTGTTCGTTTGTAGTTGTATCTGTGTCGGCCTCTGCTACTGCAATGGCTTCGTCTAGCTCAAGCTGTTGGTCACGCGCCTGCACCGTGGCGGCTGCGTATGCTGGATAGGTCACTGGTGACACATCCAACAACTGCCGCACCTTATCTACGCTGCGCACGGTGCGCTCTTCGTTCCAGCTCTGGTCTTTGATTGTGAATGCAAAGCTGCTCTGGCTGATGTCGCCGCGTTTCACGCTCTCGTAGAAGTCTTTCGCATACTGTTGGTTGCCCAGCTTGACGCGGTACTTGAGCCCGCGCTCGTCTGTGCTCAACTCCAGTGTGCCGTTCTCGGTACGTCCGAGAATCAAATTCGGGTCGTGGTTAATCAGCGCGCGCACGTCGTCGGTCATCACGTCGTCAAATGCGCCAGGCTTAATTACTTCACGAAAGTGCCCGAGGTCTGTCTCGCTGTTAAACACAGCAGCGTAGCCCTCCAGCAACATGTCGTCGCTGTCGGCCTCGCGCACCTCAATGGTGCCCATCGTCCGCTTCTCAGCGTCTTTATACTGTTGGTTGTCCTCCATCGTTTGAAACTTTGTCGCTGTACTCGCCAAGGCGGTCCAACGCGATTTGGTTGATTTGCACTGTGTGGACATCGCCGCCCTCCACAGGGTTCATCTGCTCCTTGGCCCGCACCTCGTTAATGCTCATGACACCGCTCTGCAGCATCTGCTGGTAAAAGTTGGTGCGTGCTGCAAGGTCGCCGCGGTACAGGTCGTTCATGTTGAACTTGCTGTACACCTCTGGCCGCTCAAAGCTCTGGATCAGCTTGCGGTCAATCTCCTGCTCAATGCGCTTGGCCCACGGTGCAATCGTGTGACGTGCAAACTGCAGGTTTTGCTGCTCCACGTTGTTAAACGTAGTCTGCGACGGCAGCTGCACCAGCGACGTGGGCACGCTGTAGATGCGGCAAATTTCTTCCGCCTGGAACTTGCGCGTCTCAATAAACTGCGCCTCGTCTGGCGTGATTGTGATGCGCTGGTACTTAAAGCCAAACGGCAGCAGCTTCGTGCCTGCGTTCATTGCGCTCTGGTTCCAGCTGTTCTGAATCACGTCCATCTGCTCCTTGCGTAGTGGCTGATCTGATGCCAGCACGCCAGTCATCTGGCCCTTCTGCCCGAAGTACTCGCTGCCAAAGTCCTGCGCTGCCTTAGCCAGTCCCATGTTTTCGCGGTGCAAGCGGATGGGCGACATCTTGTTCATGCAAGAAATCTCCAGCATGTTGTCCTGCGTCACAGCGCCGTAGTCGCGAATTACAAACACACGCTCGCCTTCCACCTCCTTCACGTCTACGTCGTAGTAGCTCACAGGTACGAGGCGCTCTGCATAACCTCGCGTGTTGCGCTCAATGATGGCGTAGCCGCAGCCGTACATGAGCGCGCTGCTCATCAGCGTTTCCCAAAAATCATATGCGTTTTGGTGCTCGTTAGGCGCTGCCGTGATCAGGTCATACGCTGGGTGCTGGTTGGCCACCTCCATGTTGCGGCCGTCCTGCACGTAAATCTCAAGGCCCAAGCTGCTGATAGTGCTCGCAATCTTGTTGATGCAGGCATAGACTGTAGAGATGGCCAGTGCGCTTTGCTCCGTGACATTGACGCCGCTGCGCACAATTGGGTTGATGCCCATCTCGGCCTCGATTGTCTGGCTGTTGTACTTGCCCACGCGGTAGCGGAACAAGGCGCTGAGACGGTCTGTAAGTGTGGCCATGCAGTGCGAGTGAAGCTAGAATATAAGCAAGTTAGCTTACAAATCCAAGACGTCAAAAAAGAAATCATCAGCGCCAAGTGTGTGACAATATTCGTTCATGGCTATAATGCTGGCGATCACGCCGTCGACTTTCTTGTTCTCCTGCTTCTCCTTCGTCACGCGCTTGTTCTCGTTAACGTCTGTGTACACCACCGCGCAGCCCATCTGCCAGCGCATGCAGCGGTTGCCGCCGTGTATAATCTGGCCCTTCATTGCGGCCATCTCAAATTCCTTTGTCGGCCCGTTCATCGTTGTGATGTTCTGAGCCATTGGCGCCATCTGCACGCCGTCGGCCTCCAGCTCGCTCACGATGTACGTGCTAAAGCGTGGGTCGTAGCCAATGCTGCGTACGTCGTACTTGGCGCACTGTGCGTTGATGTAGTCCTTCACAACGCGGTAGTCTGTGACGTTGCCTGGCGTAATTGTGATGTCGCCTTCGCGCTCAAACGCGATGTAGTCAATGCCTGCGCTCAGCTTTTTGGTGTGCGCTTTTTCGGAGTTGACAAACTGATGCACAAGCAGATAAAAACAATCGTGCTCCACGTCAGCAAAAAGTAGCGCGAATGCAGTGAGGTCTTGTGTAGATGCAAGGTCAAGGCCGCCATAGCAAGGAAGTGTGTGAAGCCTGTCATGTGGTATTGGTTTGTTGCCCAGCATCCAAATGTCGTCAGGAATCCAGGCGGTCTCTGCTGATGTCCAGATGTTTAGGTGCAAACGTAAGAAACTGTTGACCATGCTAGGGTTGGCCTTTGCATTCTTAACGGCTTGTTCAAAGTAGTCCTTGCGGCAAATTGTGCCATAGCCTGGATTGGCTTTGCGCCACGTCGCTTCATCTGTCCAGTCGTCGTCAATGTCGGCAGCGTACAGCACAGGCAAAAACGTGTCGTCCTCAATAATCCCGTCGCGTACTTTCTTTGCGTACTCGTGAACTTCGTAGCAAATGCTAGCGCGATCATGTCCTGCTGTTGTTAGTGCCATAACCAATGGCTGACGTCGTGCGCCCGTTGACGTGGTGAGCACGTCCCACAAATCGCGGTTGGGTTGTGTGTGCAGCTCGTCGAATATTACAGCGTGACAATTTAGCCCGTGTTTGGTGTACGCCTCGGCGCTAATACTCTTGTACCAACTGCTTCGGTCAAGGTAATCGATTTGGTTGCGTGTAACTTTTGCTCGTCTGCGTAGGTGTGCATTGTTGCCAACCATCTCCTGCGCGATGTTAAACACAATGTTGGCTTGGCCACGGTCGCCTGCTGCGCTAATAACTTCCGCGCCTGGCTCGCCGTCGGCAAATAACATGTAAAGTGCAATGGCCGCGCTAAGGTTAGACTTGCCGTTTTTGCGTGGAATCTCGACGTAGCAAGTGCGGTACCTGCGCGTGCCGTCCTCTTTTTTCCAGCCAAACAGCGGGCGTATGATGTCGTCCTTCTGCCACTTTTCTAGCAGGAACGGCTGGCCGCCCAGCTCGCCCTTGACGTGCGTGCAAAAGCGCTCGATAAATTCAACAGCGCGGTCCGCTGCTGCGTCGTCGAAGTAGTAATCAGCCAAAGTACTTGTCTGCCTCGTCTGCTACTTCCTTGCCCTCGCCAATCCAGTTTTCCAGCCGCGTAATAATAATCTGCTTACGGTGGCGCGCCTCCTTGAGCTGCTGCCACTCTGGACGCATGCGGTTCATGACGTCGCCACTCTTGGCCGTCATTGCGTAGCAAGTGCCGTGCTCGTCGCAGTAATCCTGCAGGTGTTTCTCTTCAATGATGACGCAAGCCAATGTGTACAGCAGTTGCTGCTGGCCTGGTGTCAAGTCTGCCCGCTTCTCGTATGCGTTAAGCAGGTCGTTGTACTTCTTAGTTTGTTGTGCTGTCATGCTGACAAGATTTTAAAATTTCAATGCACAGCTCGTGTGGAATCTTGCTGCGTTCGTGGTTGTTTTTGCGTCCCTGTGTGCCTGTGCGTGATCCGCGTGGTGCGCGCTCGTGGTGACATGCTGCGTTGCCGTTGCTGCATGTGCGAGCTTCAAAACCGTCTGG